TGATTGATAAAACCAATTAAAAAATAACGATTATGAGCTACAATTTATCACAAATAATGAAGTCTGCACACCGCAATTACAAGAAGGGTGGAAAAACATTTTCAGAGTGTTTAAAATCTGCATGGAGCTTCGCAAAACTCCAAGAAAGTTTCTCACCGGAAGCAGTGAAATCAAGAACTGATAAATTTTTAGCTGAAAGACATGAAGCTATGAGCAAGACTGCCAAAGCTACACCTAGCAAGGAATATAATAACCTTAATATTCCCGCTTCCGCTTACTACAACCCAAATAGTACTCATTACGGTGCACATTACGTCGGAGATTAATCAAATTATACAACAATGGATAAAAGAACCGAACTAGAAATACAGCGAGACAAATATGAAGCTGTGATTGAAGAACGAGACGCGTTGATCAGCTCTTTGAGAGGTGAAAATGAAAAACTCAAACGAGATTTAGAATCAGAACGTGGATTTTATAGAGAGAAAGTTTCCCAATGTGATGATTTGAAGAAATTTATTGAATCGCAACGAAACTTAATGGACATAGTTTTGAAGAACAACCAAAGTATTCTCTAACCCTCACTAAAGTCAAACCAAACCGCCGGTTATCCGGTACCCAGTCCGGTCTTTGAGCCTGCCCTTGAAGGGAGACTGGGAACAACAGAGAAGAGTTCTTTGACATATTGGTAAAATGGTGTTTTGGAAGCCGACACGTGCCGAAAGGGATTACTGACGTAGGCGGGCTTCTCAACGATATAATGCTGTGGTTAATGGTCAAGCCGTATCGTTGTAAAACTAAATCAGTTAGACGTTTGTCGGCAAATCGAGGTATTTGCTTTATGTATATAAAGGTGATGTAGCTCAGGCAGGTTAGAGCGCTGTGTGTGGTGGATGGTTGAGAGTTCGAGTCTCTCAAGAAATACTCTTAGCTTAACGGAAGAGCACCACAAGCAGAGGTCGGCGGTTCGAATCCGCTCATCGCTTCAATGTTTAATTTAAAATTAGATTGTATGGAAAAGGATATTCAGAGACGTAACGTAATTGATGTATTACGGAGTATGGATGTTGGTGCAATAGAAGTATTTCCTATCGTTCAGAAACCGTCTGTAACTAATACATTGAATGCTCGGCTTTATAAAGAAAAAGCTGAAGGAATGGCTTGGAAAACAAAGTCAGATGTAAAAAATATGCAGTTTATAGTAACCAGAATTGCATAACTACCTTGCTTGTTGAGATGATCAGAGGTGAAATGGCTGAAATATTGCTAGATAATATTCTCCGTCTGTTTTCTACAGAAACGTTTGGAAAAGATAAGTCTGCGTATTATGTGGGTGGGGAAAAGAAATTGATGAATCTTATAGAAGCGGGTAAGATTGAAAGTGATAAGCCCACTAATGTCCAAAACGGCAAGTGGCATTGTAATGCTGCTCAAGTATTACTTCATTGCCGATGTGCGGGAAGGAAAGTTAAATCTAAAAAACGGAAGAAATGAAAAAGATTAAAGTGATACAGTATGCCATGATGTTCATTGCCTTATGGACAACACTGTATCTTGTAGATAGCATTGAAGTTAGCAAGAAAGAATTTATTGCTGCTTTTGTATTGGTGACTGTCGTATCAGTGAATTATATCTGTTTTCGATACTACGAAGATAGGAAACAAAATAAAGATAGCCTGTGAAGGTCTGCATTGCTTAATTTTAGTATTTGTCATGTTTATTTAGCCCGGTTCGCCGGGCATCTGCCGGGATAGTCCAGTTGGTTAGAGCGCATGTTTCTACATGAGGTCAGCGGTTCGAATCCGTTTCCCGGCTCAACTCAATCAGAGTTAAGTAACCCGTGAGGGGGAAAATTATGTTTGTATCAATAACAATTCAATCAATGTAGCCGGAAGCGTCTGGCTACGACCTGAAGGAATGGCGGAATTGGTAGACGCAAGTATGCAGATAGATTGAAGAAAGTCATACATAGGTAATCTGTCATCCCGGTTCGAGTCCGGGTTCCTTCACAGAGAATTTTTCTTTTTATGTTTAACTAATGTTGCCAGCGAAAAGGACGCTGTAGGGTTAAAGCCCCTGTTATTTGAGTTTTAATTGTTCTATACTATTCCGGTGTGCTTTGAACGGCTATCCGGAAGCAAGAAGCTCGTGAGAGTGCTATTTAATAGTTAATGTCGTGTTTTATTTTGTGTTTGTGTTCTAGGTGAATGGTTCGTGAGAATAGTTCACTTAAAACGGATGGCTGGTGTAATTGGCAGCATACGCAGATATGCGTGATGTGGGTTCGATCCCCACGCCATTCACCCTTCTGATCCTAATTAAATTATAGTAGTTCATGAGTTTTGTTTTGTGTTTGTGATTGGGGTGTATGGTCTGTGAAGATAGTGCACCTTTTTAATTAATCGGGCGGATATGTATATCGTTGGTTGAAACTGCGGTGAGGTGCACCAATATTCCGTGAGACCGGTTCGACTCCGGTTCCGTCCACTAGCATTTACATTATGTATAAATCAGGGAGCCGTACACCCTTCAAAGCGTAGCCGTTCCATAAGGTACATTGGATTATTCATTTTCTTATTTTTCTGCCTGTACAATATCGTACAGGCAGTTTTTACTACCTGAAAATGGCGTTAAAATGGCGAAGTTTCTGTTTGCTAAACTTGTCAATAACGATTACCTTTACTGATGTAATGAACTAAAAGTCAAACCATTAAATTAGAATTATGACAGCGAGAAAAAACACTGTATCAACGGTTCAGAATGAAGAGAAGAAGAAAAATTCTATCAGACCGCTTCTAGCTTCTGAAATTGAATGTAGGGTTGGTACTATGAAACCGGACGGTTCGGGCTGCTCCTTGCTATTATACAAGGATGCTCGAGTAGACATGAGAATACTTGATGAAGTGTTCGGAGAAATGAACTGGAAACGGCACCATGATGTCGTTAATGGGAATCTATTCTGTACGTTGTCCATTTGGGATAATGAAAAGAAGGAATGGGTGAGTAAACAGGATGTTGGGACAGAATCTAGCACAGAAAAAGAGAAAGGGCAGGCTTCGGACGCCTTTAAACGTGCAGGATTTAACTGGGGAATTGGGCGTGAACTTTATACGGGTCCTTTCATTTGGATTCCACTTGAGAAAAATGAAATATATCAGAGCAAAACAGGTTCTCCTGCTCTATACACCAAATTCAGTGTAAAAGAGATTGGTTATAACGAGCAAAAGGAGATTATTTTACTTGTTATTGTGGACAATAAAAACCGCGTTCGTTTTGCTTATGGTAATACAAAGGAAAAAGTATATGCTCCCAATGTTTCTGCTTCAAACGCTTCGGGCAAAGTATATACTGGTGTAGACCTGGATCGTGCAATTAAACAAATGACTGGTGTTAAAAGCCGCGAAGAGCTTGAGAGAGTTTGGGCTGAACATCCCGAACTTCACAATAATAAGGAGTTCAGAAACATAACTATTGACATGCAGAAAACATATCCCCCTAGAAATTGATAATAATGATAGAATTAGTGAAATCCAGTGTGGTTTTCAATGAGGAAAACCACACTTATATGCTCGGTGAAAAACAGTTGCAAGGTATAACCGGTATGATTAGCCGGCAGTTGTTCCCTGACAAATATAAAGATGTCCCCGATTTTGTATTGAAGAGAGCTGCTGAGAAGGGGAGCCTTATTCATGCTCAATGCCAGTTTGTTGATGCAACAGGCTTACCGCCTGAAAGTATTGAAGCAGAGAATTATTTGAAAGAGCGGACGAAAGCTGGATATAAGGCTTTTGCTAATGAGTACACGGTGTCTGATAACGAATACTTTGCATCGAATATAGATTGTGTTTGGGAGAAAGCCGGTAGAATCTGTCTTGGTGACATCAAAACTACGCTGCATCTTGACGAAGAGTATTTGAGTTGGCAGTTGTCAATTTATGCTTATCTGTTTGAACTACAAAATCCATTACTCAAAGTTGATAAATTGTTCGGCATTTGGGTACGTGGTGATAAACATGAATTGGTTGAAATTCCTCGTAAGCCTGATAAAGAAGTCAAGAAATTAATGGAATGCGAGAAGAAGGGTGAGCAATATCTATCCATTCTTCCTGTTCCTGCCCCTGATGATGACAAGTTACTTATTCCAATGCAACTTGTAAATACTATAATCGGAATTGAGGAAGAACTTGCAGATCTAACCAAGATTCAGAAAGATTATAAGGCAAAATTGAAAACTGCTATGCGTGAGAATGGTGTCAAGTCATGGGATGCCGGAAGATTGCGAGTTAGTTATACACCCGCTTCTACGAGTGACAATTTTGATACTAAAAAGTTTCAGGCTGACTATCCGGAATTATATTCTAAGTATATCAAAACAGTTCCTAAAGCTGATAGTATCCGTGTAACAATAAGGGAGGATAAATCATGAGTTTAAACAAATTGATGCTTATCGGGCATGTTGGCAAAGACCCCGATATTAGAATTTTGGAAGCTGGTTCTAAAGTGGCCACTTTCTCCTTTGCCACCACTGAAAAAGGTTATACCCTTGCCAATGGAACACAGGTTCCTGAAAGAACTGAATGGCATAATATTGTTGTTTGGCGTGGTCTTGCCGATGTTGTTGAGAAGTATGTCCATAAGGGAGACAAGTTGTATCTGGAAGGAAAGATAAGAACTCGGAGTTATGATGATAGCAGAGGAATTAAACGGTATATTACAGAACTTTTTGTTGATAATATGGAGATGCTTTCTGTTAAGCCTCAACAAGCGCCACCACCGCCACCTCTTCCGGAACACACCAATAATCAGACTCGAAGTGCGGTGAATGAGTGCCCGCCACCGCCACCACCGACCAAGGACGATTTGCCATTCTGATAGGTTATGGAAGCAACATTGACGAAGAAAGATGGCAAAATCCAAATGGATAAGTCTTTCGAGTTCATGTGCAGCACACTTCGTAATGGAGAATACACTGTAACCATTAAGAAAAAAACACAGCCGAGAACATTAAATCAAAATGCTCTCATGTGGAAATGGTTTCAGTGTATTGGTGCCTGTTTGCGTGAATACACAGGTGAAGAGTATTGGAGCACTGCTGCTGGAGTTCAGGATATACATGACTTGTATTGTAAGAAGTTTCTTGTGAAACAGGTTCATGTGAATGGTAAGGTGGAAACTATTGTGCGAGGAACAAGTAAACTTAATACTTTAGAGATGCATAATTTCATGGAAAGCGTGAAAATAGATGCGGCCACCGAGTTTGGTATTACACTTCCATTGCCTGAAGACCAGCATTACTTAGATTTTATTCATGAGTACCAAAACCGGTACTAATTAATCCTTTTATAATTTATGATTGCAAATTTGAGAAACTACGAACCCGAGACAATCGAGTTTGTAGTTCCCGATTCTATTCGGGAAAAATTTCCCCCTGTTTTATTTCAGGGTTCTACGAATGTAGATGAATTGATAAAGTTGGTGAATGAGCATTTCAATGCTACATTCCCTGAAAGTGAGGTGACACAACGTTTACTGGATGAATTTGAGATTTCCGAAATTCGTGAAGAGTATTGCATCAAGCAAGAGAATGAGGTCCCCAAACGCGAACGTGAACTGTTGGAAGCCATTGAACGTGCAAAGAAAATTAAGAGTGATGCACAAGACAGGTTAGCTTCTATTAAGACTGAAATTAAAGACCTGGCTGCCGAGGTCAAAAAGGGGACGAGGGAGTATCATCTTTCAAGTAAGAATACGATCCGGTTTGCTCTTGATGGATATTTCCTGTATTATTCATGGGTGAACGGTGAGTTTAAGCTTGTGAAAGCTGAAAAAATTCCTGATTGGGACAAACGTTCTCTTTGGGCACAGGAAGATCGAAACAGAAAAGCGATGCTTGATTTGTTTGGTATTGAATATCCTGAAGTAGAACGCCCTATTGATGATACAGAAGATTATGGGGACAAGTTCGAAGAAGACCTGTCTGATAAACTTCCTGAAGAAGAACCGGAAGACGATGAGTAGATTGCAGCACAAAAAAGGCAGGAAGTCCAACTATGTGAAGCGGCTTGTGAATAATCCAGATTGGGAAGAAGCCAAGCGTAAGGTTCGTATTAGGGACGGACATAAATGCCAGATGTGCGGTAAAGACTTTAATTTAGAGATTCACCACAAAACATACAGGGTTAACGGAAAATCAATCGTTGGTCATGAGCTTGAACATCTTGATTGTCTCGTTACCCTTTGTGGTGACTGTCATTCGAAAGTTCATAAATATCACATCAAATTATGACATACCAGTTAAGAGACTACCAAAAAAGTGCTAGTGATGCAGCGGTCAGCGTTTTTAAATCCAAGGAAAAGAAAAACTACGTGATAGTTCTTCCCACTGGTGCCGGGAAGCCCCTTGTCATTGCCAATATAGCTGCACGGATAGACGGGCCGCTGATAGTGTTCCAGCCTAGCAAGGAAATACTCGAACAAAATTTTGCGAAACTTCAATCATACGGCATATTCGATTGTGGAGTTTATTCAGCTTCTGCCGGAAGAAAGGATATCAATCGTATTACGTTTGCTATGATTGGTAGTGTGATGAAACACATGAGTTTCTTCAAACATTTCAAGCACGTTCTGATTGATGAATGTCATTTAGTGAATCCGGAGAAAGGAATGTATAAGGAATTCTTTGAAGATGAGCAAAGGAAAGTTATTGGGCTGACAGCGACTCCTTACAGATTATGTTCAGGAAGAGGTGGTGCTATGCTTAAATTTATAACTCGTACCCGGCCAAAGGTTTTCACTGATGTTATTTATCACTGTCAGGTGAGTGAACTACTTGCTAAAGGATTTCTCGCAAGTTTGAAATACTATGATATTACAAAGTTGGATTTAAGTAGAGTCAGGACTAATTCTACTGGTGCAGATTACGATGAAAAAAGTCTTCTGCAAGAGTTTGAACGTGTGGACATATACAAAGATATAGTTGGATGGACAAAACGTCTGTTGAACCCCAAATCGGGCATACCACGCAAAGGTATTTTAATATTCACGAGGTTTATTCGTGAAGCTGAAAAACTGGCTTCCGAAATTCCTAATTGTGCGATCGTTAGCGGTTCTACTCCAAAGGAGGAAAGGGCACGAATTCTGAAAGGTTTTAAAGATGGAAGAATAAAAGTTGTTGCTAATGTCGGAGTACTTACAACCGGATTCGATTACCCGGAGCTTGATACGATTGTTCTTGCACGTCCAACCAAATCCCTTTCCCTCTATTATCAAATGGTCGGTCGTGTTATTCGTCCCTGCCAAGGTAAAGAGGGTTGGGTTGTTGATTTGAGTGGGAATTTCCGGCGTTTTGGGCGTGTTGAAGAGTTACGCATAGAACAGCCTGAAAAGGGAAAATGGTGTATAATGAGTCGTGGCCGTCAATTAACCAATGTAGTATTTTAATTATCATGTGGAGAAATTACAAGAAGAAAGAAAAGAAAAAGCCTCTTTTCGAGGTAGAAGGTGTTAAGGTCAAGAAGAAACCTGATCTTGTCGATAAACTAGACAGAATATTTAGTTTATTCATCCGTTATCGTGATACGATGCCTAATGGATATTTTCAGTGTATTTCATGTGGTAAAATAAAGCCTTTCAATAAAGCAGATTGCGGTCATTACATCAACCGCCAACACATGAGTACTCGCTTTGATGAAATGAACTGCAATGCTCAATGTTCACATTGTAACCGCTTCATGGAAGGAAATATTCAGGATTATCGCAGACGTCTAGTTGCCAAGTATGGTGAACGAAATGTGCTGATCCTGGAAGCCAAGAAAAATGTTACTAAGCAATTTAGTGACTTTCAATTAGAAAAGCTGATTACTCATTACAAGGAAGAAGCGAAAAAACTGAAGGAAGCAAAAGGTCTGTGAGTTTTATTACTAATCGGAGTATAATCCCTTAAAATATGGAAAGAAATTCATTCATCTTTTATAAAGGGTGGAGAGAAGCAATCAAGGATTTGCCGGATGATGTCAGGCTGGAGATTTACGAAAGCATAATTGAGTATGCGACAACGGGAAATCTTCGGGGGTTGAAACCTATGGCAAATATTGCTTTCAACTTTATAAAGATAGATATAGACAGGGATACTGAAAAGTATATGTCTATTGTGGAAAGGAATAAGAGCAATGGTTCTAAGGGGGGACGTCCGAAAAGTGAAAACCCAAAAGAACCCAAAGAACCCACAAAACCCACTGGGTTATTTGGAAACCCAAAAGAACCCACAAAACCCGATAATGATAATGAATATGATAATGATTATGTAGATGATAATGATTCTCATTTAAAAAAGAAAGAAACTTCTCCTAAAGGAGAATCAAAGAAAGACGAGCTTTCTTTGTTCCCCGAGGAAAAGATTGATTGGGGTGGGCTAATGGATTATTTTAATTCCACGTTTAAAGGTAAACTTCCTGCTATAAAGTCCATAGATGCAAAACGAAAGAAAGCTATTAAAGCACGTGTCGCACAATACGGAAAGCAAGCTGTATTCGATGTGTTCCAATTGGTTTTAGACAGTCCTTTCTTGCTTGGACAAAACGATAAAAATTGGAGGTGCACTTTTGACTGGATATTCAAGTCTGCGAATTTTACTAAAATTTTAGAAGGAAATTACAATGGAAAACGAACTGATACTGCGGCCACAAGAAGAGAATCGGTTAGCAGTCTTACGGACCTCGCCGAAAAACTATTGCAAAGCTCTATGCCCCAAGAAGGTTGAAGATGTATTTCAAAGTGATGAACCTTCTATTGGCACTATTATAAGAAAGTTTGGTGAGCCGCAAGCCAGAGCAGTGTTGGTCATATTGATAGCTGATGCCTTGGAGTTTTTCAATGTCGGTAATCCAATGTCGGCTACACAAGTCGCTACTACAGTAGATTTAATCATTGAAGAATATCCATATATGAAAACTGATGATTTTAAACTGTGTTTCAAGAACGCAATGAAAATGAAATATGGCAATATCTATAATAGAATTGATGGTCAGGTCATCATGAGTTGGCTTCGTGAATACAATAAAGAACGTTGTGCTGTTGCTGATAATCAGTCATGGAATTTTCATAAAGAGAATTTGTCGGAGGAAGTGGGCTATACAAGTGGCTTGTCGTATGAAGAATACCGGAACGAACTCAAACTTAGAGTTGAGCAAGGAGATGAAGAAGCTGCTAAAGCGTTAAGTCTCTCAAATGAAATAATCTCTTATCTAAACAAAAGAGAATATGGTAAACAAGAAGCAGAAGGTGACAATTTACTGGAACACTAGGCATATCAAACTTGAAGATATTCCTGAAGTGAAAAGAAGAATACGGGAGCGTTTTGGTATTCCTAATCACACAACTGTTAATGGTGAAACGGATTGTTATATCCGTGAGGAAGATATGGAATTGCTTCGGGAAACGGAAAAACGTGGCTTCATTCAAATACGTAATAAGCCCGCATGAAAATGGCGTTAAAATGGCGAAGTTTCTGTTTGCATAACTTGTCATTTTACGATAACTTTACTGATGTAATGAATTAAAAGTCAAACCAATATAATTAAATTATGGAAGTACAAAACATTAGAATTGACCTTATCAGTCCTTCTCCTTTGAATCCGAGAAAGACTTTTGATGAAGCAGCTCTTGAAGAGCTTGCAAGCAACATTGAAAAGCAAGGTTTATTGCAACCTATCACTGTCAGAGTTGCTAAATCCGAGGAGATGACTAACCTAGAAACCGGAGATGTTACCCCACTACCTTACACATACGAAATTGTTTGCGGTGAGCGTCGTTTCCGGGCTGTGTCACTTTTGAAAGCAAAGGAAGATGAAGCGAATGTTGCAAAAATCAAAGCCCATCGAAAAAAGTCGGAAAAATTTCAGACAATATCCTGCATTGTCAGAGAAATGACAGATGATGAGGCTTTTGAAGCGATGATTACCGAGAATCTTCAAAGAAAAGATGTTGATCCCATCGAAGAAGCTTTTGCCTTTGCGCAGTTGGCTGAAAAAGGACGAACTTTGGAAGATATTGCTCTTAAAATAGGAAAGTCTACCCGGTTTGTTTTTGACCGTATTAAATTGAATTCTCTTATTCCTGAACTAAAAGAGCGGGTAAGAAATGGAGATATACCATTGTCCGGTGCTATGATTCTTTCTAAATTGGATGAAGATACTCAAAAAGAGTTTCATGAGGAGGAGGAAGAACAATGTACTACTGCTATGATTCGAGAATTTGTGAGTAATTCTTTCATGGAGCTTGGTAACGCACCTTGGATTAAAGATGATTCCGATAATTGGGAAAATACTGATATTAAATCATGTTCTCAATGTGAGAATAATACGTGTAATCATGGTTGTTTGTTCTATGAAATGAATAGTAAGGATGCTAGATGTATCAATGCTGCTTGCTATGAGAAAAAACAGATTGCTTATGTGACGCGGAAAATTCAACTAGAATATGAACATCTTGTTAAAGTTGGCGAACCTCTTTCATTTGGAAAAACAGTAATTATCGCTAGACGTCCCGATACATATTGGGGAGAAGATAGAAAGGTTTTCTATGAAAAAACTTTGGAAGCTGTTAAACAACTTGGATTTGAAATAGTTGATCCTGATGAAATCTTTAGATGTAAGTGCTGGTATTCAGAAGATGATGAACGCACTTTGAAAATGCTTGAAGATGGAGAAGTTTATCGTTGTCTTTCATTTTTTGGACATTATTCTCCCGAATTTAACGTTAGTTTCTATTATGTTAGAAAAGAAACGGCTTCCTCTACTTCCGCCGTTGCCGATCTAAAAGAGATAGAAAGGGAAAAAATAAACGCCCAATTAAAAAGAGCGAAGGATATAGTCAAGGAGAAGTCTGCTGAAGAAATGCGTAAGTGGGCGCAAGAGAAAACATATTATCAGAGAACAAAAGAATTCTCTGAAAATGAACAACTTGTTTTTGATGTGCTGGTTCTTAGCGGTTGTAGCAGTACTTATCTTGAAAAACTGAATTTGAAAAAATGGAATGGTGAGAGTGATTTTGTAAATTATGTCAAGAACAACCAAGCTGACCGACACCAATGGTATAGAGCCTTTATTGCTGAATGCTTATCATCGAATAATGTGAATTTCTACTCCTATTTGCAAAAGTGTCAGAAAATCCTTTTTGCAGAACAATATCCGGATGATTTCAAAGCGCTCTCTAAGAAACTTGCGGATTCATATGATAAGAAAGAAAAGAAGCTCAAAGAAAGACTGAAAGAGCTAAATAACGATAACACAGAGGAAGCCTAGTGGTTTCCTCTCTTTATTGACGCACTTATGAAAACGTGGACTGGCGAACAACTTGCTATACTTGACAGTGAGTACCCGACTGCTGATTTAAAAGAACTTGCTAGGCGTCTTGATAAAACACTTAGTGCTGTTAAAACAAAGGCCTTGATTCGAAAACTTAGGCGCTCTCCGAGAATCTCGTTTTGGAATAGTGAGAGACTTGATAAATTGAAAAAGTTGTATCCCAATCATACTAATGAGGAAATAGCACAGATATTAGGTACCACTTATTCTGCTGTAAATGGAGTTGCATTTAAATTACGGCTCTTTAAATCTAAAGAATTTAAATTTCAATGCGCTTCTAAAAGCTTCTTTCCCAAAGGCCACCAACCGATGAACAAGGGACGTAAGCAAACGGAATATATGTCAGAGGAACAATTGGCAAAAACGAAAGCTACTCGATTTAAGAAAGGACATATCCCCAAAAATCATAAACCAGTCGGTTATGAACGCATAACTCGTGACGGTTACATTGAAGTGAAAACTGCCGAACCGAATGTCTTTGAACTTAAACATCGGCTTGTATGGATTGAGCATAATGGAGAAATCCCCCCTGGTTATAATATTCAGTTTAAAGATGGCAACAGGCAAAACGTTTCCATTGAGAACCTTTACATGATTAGTCGTTCTGAACAATTAAAAAAAGAGAATTCTTTGTATGCCCGATATCCGGAAGATGTTCAGTACCTAATCAAGCTAAAAGGAGCTTTGAATAGACAAATTAATAAAGCAACAAAAAAGAATGAATCATGACTGATGGAGCAATAGATAGATTGAAAGAAATGGTTAATAAACCATTCCTTTATCAGAATGAAGAAGTTGTAATTCTCAATTACTGTGACGGTACCGGTGATGATGGTACCGAAGTTGAGATATACTTGAATAATGGCAAAGTATTGGTATTTAGTATGTTTGATTTGGCTTCCAAGTTGAACCGTTTCCGGTCGATAACAAATACAGTTGTTGTGTTGGCTAATGAACGGTTGAATAAGGTGTCTACAGTGAACCCTACCATTTTACAAGATTTGAGGAATTTGGTTCTTCAACAAATTAAGGATGTGAAAGAAGATCCTAGTAAAGTGAGCCAAGCAAAACAAGTTTTCCAAGGGGTTAATACCGTAATCAATCTTGCCAAAACAGAATTGGAATACAGGAAATATTTAGATACAACAGACCCCTCAAAATAAATAATAGTATGCTGATAGATAAAGAATATGTTCATTGGTTTCGCATCAGAGGCCAACCTAATAGAATCGTGTGAGATTATTCATAGTCTAACAATTTAACCCGATCGATATGATAACATTGAATAGGTTTGCCCAGAGATGCTTGAATATCATGAGGAAGCGCTTTAAGATGAATGAGCATAGCTCAAGAAAAGCGTTTAGCATAAGAATTGAAGCCGTTTGGAGAAAATTCGATATTGCTTCTAAATATAGGAGTGATAATCTTCCTAAATATTCGGAAGATGAAGAATTGGCAGCCGAGATGATAATTTACCTTGTTGCCTATTTAAAAAGATTTGGTTGTGAGGACATTGAACAGCTTATCAAAGATAAGATAGAGTTCGATGATAGAAAAAATGATTAGGTGTTGTTACTGACTGTTTGTGTTGTTGATTTTGTGTTGTTGATTTTAATATAGTTAGTTATGACAGAGATTATTCAAGTCTGCCTACTTGATTTTAATAAGGGGCAGCTCACGGGATTGCCGAAAAATCCACGTTTTTTTCGTGATTACCGCTTTGAAGCGATGAAGAAAAGCATTCAGGATTCGCCAGAGATGCTTGAGCTTCGAGAACTTATAGTTTTTCCCTACAATGATGGCAGATATATTGTTGTTTGTGGTAATTTACGTTTGCGAGCTTGCAAGGAGTTAGGTTATAAAGAACTGCCTTGTAAAATTCTGGCACCTGATACCCCCGTTAAGAAGTTGAGGGAATATGCCACTAAAGATAATGTCAATTTTGGTGAGAATGATTTGGACGTTATGGAAAACGAGTGGAATAAGGCGGAACTCCAAGATTGGGGCATCGAATTTGCCCCGGAGAAGAAAGAGGATGAATTTAAAGAGCGCTTCGATGCCATCACGGATGATACAGCCATTTATCCTCTCATTCCAAAGTATGACGAAAAACATGAGTTGTTTATCATCACCTCAAGTAATGAGGTAGATAGCAACTGGCTTCGTGAAAGGCTGGACATGCAGCACATGAAGTCGTACAAAACCGGGAAAATAAGTAAATCCAATGTAATTGATATAAAAGACGTTCGCCATGCCCTGCAAGATAGTAATACCAAGTCATAAACGCCATGACCGGGTGTTCGCTAAAAAGTTGGTGAACGATCCTATCATTTGCGTTGCTGAAAGTCAAGCTGACTTATATCAACAATTTAACCCGGAATGTGAAATTGTTACTCATCCTGACGACGTTATGGGCCTCATCCCGAAACGTAACTGGATGGCAAAGCATTTTGGAGAACTTTTCATGCTTGATGATGATGTCCATGCCTGCAAACCTATTTATGTGGAAAAAGGAGAACCTAGCCGGATAAAGGATAAAGATAAGATAACCAATATCATTCAGTCATTATTTGAGATGGCCAGTATGATGGATGTACATCTGTTTGGCTTCACCGCTCGGATATCGCCGGTAATGTATGATGAATCCGCTTTTCTTTCTCTTTCGAAAATGATAACCGGTTGCAGTTATGGAGTAATCTATAACAAAAACACTTGGTGGAATGAGGAAATACGTTTGAAGGAAGATTTTTGGATTTCTTGTTACATGAAGTACAAAGAACGTAAGGTTTTAACCGATTTGCGGTATAATTTTGAGCAAAAGAACACTTTTGTAAACGCTGGTGGGCTTGCTTCTATAAGGAATCAGGAAGAGGAACGTAAATCTATCCTCTTTATCAAAAAGAATTTTGGTGATAGTATTTTGCTAAAGAGTGCAACCACTAATGGGAAAGACAAAACAAAGCAGCTCGTTCAATATAATATATCATGCAAATTCAAATTCTAATAGTCTGTAAAAAAGGCGTTTAAATGGCGTCCATTCTGTTTGTCATATTCGCCTTTTTTAGCTAATTTTACTGATGTAATAAACTAAAAGTCAAACCATTAAATTAGAATTATGATTATAAGAACAGTTTGCGGATATGATTTCTTTGAGGTGAGTTCTGCAATGCAGAAAGCCATTAGGCGAGCCGACACCGGGGTAGCCGGCTTTTTTGCATTGGAACTTTGGGCGAGTGGGTACCGCGACTATGTGTGGAAGCGTCTGTTTACCATTAGTGCTGAAGATTGCTATGGAATCATTACTAAAGAGATAGAAGCATTGTGGCAGGGGCATGAGCTGGTAAACAAGACTGCTACTGAACCCAAAGGGAGGATATTTGTCAGTAAAGCTGTTATTCTCCTTTGTGAATGTAGAAAGAATCGTGATGCGGATCATTTGCAAAACTTCATCTATGATAGAAAGGATATTGATATAGAAAAGTGGATAAATGATGTCAGGCGTTACCCTATTCCTATTCCAGATTACACTTTCGATGTACATACACGAAAGGGGAAAAAACATGGGAGAACCAAAGAAGAATTCTTTCAGGAAGAATACAAGGCGTTACAACCTCGTGTTCCTGGTTTATTCGATGATTTGGTTCAACCCAGTCAACCAAAGTTATTTAATGATGAAACCACGGCTAAGTAGCTGTGGTTTCTCATTTTTCATATAAGTCAAACCAATTTAATTAAAAAAATGAACACGTATTACAAATTTGCGCCAAATGTATTTTTGGCAAAGTGTGATGAGAAGCACGAAAAAGGTGAAACTATTGAAGTTACCACCAAGTATGGAAAAGAAAATGAATGTATTGTTTTCAACCTCATTTACGAACGTGATGGATTCTATTACTACTCAATCGTACGGGCTGATGGCTTTAATGTGCAAGAGTGGGCCAAACAAAGAGCTGAACGTCGTCATGAATGGGCTACATCTGCTGTACAGAAAAGCTGTGAATATTACAACAAGTCCAATAAAGATAAGGATTTTCTTTCTCTAGGTGAGCCTATCAAAGTGGGACATCATAGCGAGAAGCGACACAGAAAAGCGATAGATGATGCCTGGAATAACATGGGGAAAAGCGTTGAGTTTAGCGATAAGGCTGCCGAACATGAAAGAGTTGCGAAGTATTGGGAAAAAAGGGCTAATACGATAAACTTGTCCATGCCGGAAAGTATAGATTTCTACGAACATAAGTTGGAACAAGCAAAAGAATATCACGAAGGATTGAAGTCCGGTAAGTACCGACGCGAGCATACATACGCTATGGCTTATGCCAATAAAGCAGTAAAAGAGGCTAAAAAAAAATTATGACCTTGCAGTAAAGCTGTGGGGCGATGTTTAATAATTTGTAGTATCTCAAATAATTTACTATGAGAGAATTATCAAAAGAAACCTCATTACAAAGGGTAATGAGGGCTTCAGGTCGTGTACCTGTACAATGCTCATGCAGTGTTTGTAAACAACAATGTCATACGCCATGTTTAGGTACTCCTGATGATATTGAACGAATTATTGATGCAGGTTATGCCGACAGGTTAGCGTTGACGAACTGGGCTGCTGGTATATTCTTAGGGGTTATTAATATTGCTATTCCGATGATTCAGCCCGTTGCTGGTAAGGAGTATTGTGCTTTTTTCGAGAATGGACTGTGTATCTTACATGATAAGGGTTTGAAGCCCACTGAAGGACGTTTGTCTCATCACACAGTCAGGAAGGATAACTTCAATCCTGCTATGAGTATTGCTTGGAACGTTGCAAAAGAATGGCTGATGCCGGAGAATGAGGATGTACTTTCTCGTGTAGTAAATAAATTCTTGAATGCGAGGAAGCCATGAATGTGTGTCAATCAATACCTCGTAGAGATTGTAAGGTGTTTGCTAAATGTGGAGCAAAATCCTTATCACATTGCCGGCGGCACCGCGAAACTGATGAGAAGTGTAAAAGTTGTACTCTAATTCGTCGTAAGCCGCGTAATCGGATTATAGATGATTCAGGACGTGAAATGAAAAAATGTACCCATTGCGGAAATTACTTCTACTTGAACCGGTTCTACAATCGTATAGTGGTGAGAAAAGGTAAGGAATATCATTTGTTGACTTCCTGGTGCCGTATGTGTATGTCACAGATTAATAATCAGAGGGCAAAGAAGAAAAAGTGACTTGTCTATTAAATTTTTTGTATGAAATATTATGCTTCAGTCAGCTTTGGAAAGGATTCCTTGGCAATGCTTTTCATGCTAATAGATAAAGGATATCAGTTGGATGAAGTCGTTTTCTATGATACAGGTATGGAATTTCAGGCAATCTATAACACTCGTGATGCTGTTCTTCCAATTCTTAAAAAACTTGGCATTAAATATACAGAACTACATCCGGAGCAACCTTTTCTTTGGACAATGTTTGAAAGGCCGGTTAAGAAAAGAGGGACCAATATTATCCATAAAAAAGGATATAGTTGGTGTGGGGGAACATGTCGGTGGGGAACGAGTGAAAAACTTCGTGCATTGAAAACTCACACAAAAGACGGAATTGATTATGTCGGTATTGCTGCCGATGAGACCCATCGCTTTGAAAAGGAAAAACGACCCAATCGGGTTTTACCACTTCGTGATTGGGGCATTACTGAAGCAGATGCACTCCAGTATTGTTACACAAAAGGCTTTGTTTGGCATGAGGATGGAGTAAGGCTATATGAGCTACTTGATCGTGTGAGTTGCTGGTGTTGTGGAAATAAGAACTTGAAGGAGTTGAAGAATATGTATTTGTACCTTCCATGGTATTGGAAAAAGCTGAAAGAACTTCAGTTAAATACCGATAGGCCCTATCGGCGTAATAGTGGAGAAACCATTTTTGATTTAGAGGAAAGATTTAAACGTGAAATGCAATAGAAAGAGTTATTATGATTCCCTTATGTATAAATGGAAAAGATTATTATGATCGAGAAGAAGCACTTGCTGCCTGGTTCAAAGAATGGTTGATGAAACAAGACTTTGAGCAAGACCTTATTGACCGGGAGAAAGAGCTTGAATATCGAAGAACCCATCCAGATTGGGATATTCCCTACGTAATGTATGGAGTTCGTAAAAAACACAAGTCTATTAAGAAGAATGAAATAGCTGTGTTTTATGACTTGTTACCGAGACAAAAGCGTGCTCGTACTGCTGAAACGCACTGGTACAAAGTGCTATACAAGAGAAAGGCTACACCTGAAGAAGTAGCGTCACTCAAGGCAGGAGAATACACTCATAGATATTTGGTATATTCCCTGTTTATTGAGAAGAGGATGACTCTTGACAAGGCTTTGTCCCTTATAGTTGCCGATGACAAGTTGTTAGGCATTACTGATAATACCATCTCTGAAATTGTAACAGCCTTTGAGACTTTCTTTAGCCGTAAGTTTAGAATTTATAAACCCGAATTTACAACCCAACTTAGTTTATTTACGTAATATGAAAACATACTTGAATTATTGAAGAAAAAGACTGGGTAAAATGGCGTTAAAAAGGCGAAGTTTCTGTTTGTAAAACTTGTCAATAACGATTACCTTTATAGATGTAAAGAACTAAAAGTCAAATAAATATATCAATAATACATAGAATAGTATGAATAAAGTGACATTAAACGGACAAAAAATAGTTGATAGTATAACAGAAGGTTATCCTGTTACAGTTATACGGGAAGATGGTTTCAGATATATTATTAGCATGGAGCGTAAACGAGGTGAAGAAGTATATTCATATCAGTTTGGACGTATTAAAAGAGAATTTGACTCTTTTGATAGTTTAGAGAATGCACTTAGTTCATATGAATTTACAAAGGTTATTTTTTAATTACAAGAAAGAAATTAAATGAAAGAATATATTTTAACTGAAATACGTAATACCTTATTTGGTAAAATCTCCAATGAGGAAATCTCAACCGTAATTGATTCCATATCATTTTGTTTGAGAAATTATGAGATTACGGCAAAAGAAACTTCTGTTGTAGTTTATGATAATTCCGATATGCAGATCATAAACCGATTTTTCATAGCTAAAGCTGTGGAAGGATTATGCCAAAGTTCATTAGATTACTATCGTATCATATTAAGAGCGTTTATCATACAAGTAGGAAAACATATCAAGGAAATCGTCACCGATGATGTCCGTGTCTATTTAGCCTATAAGAAGATTAATAAATGCAGTGATAATACTCTTAACAACATTCGAAGAACTTTAAGCAGTTTCTTTACTTGGTGTACAGAAGAAGGTATCCTTGATAGAAATCCAATGCTTAGAATCAAGGGAGTGAGACAAGTGAAGAAATTGAAGAAACCTTTAAGTGAAGATGACATGGAGAAACTAAGGTCTTTGGCAAAAACAAAGAGAAATAAGGCGATAATCGAGTTCTTGTTTTCTACCGGCTGCCGTGTTTCTGAAATGGTTAACGTGAACCGTAATGATGTAGATTGGCAAAATGGGCAGATTGATGTACTTGGAAAAGGGCGTAAGTACCGAACTGTTTACTTGTCTGCTCGCTGTAAAATAGCTCTTCAGGAATATGTTGATTCAAGGACTGATAATTTAGACGCCTTGTTTTTGTCTGATTATGAGGGTATGTGCCAACAGATAAAAGATATGAATAAACTATCCCGTATATCGAGGGGGGCTGTTGAAATCATGCTAAGGAATCTAGGGAAGAAGGCGGGTATATCCAATGTACATCCACATAGACTCAGGAGAACGGCGGCAACTACAGCCCTAAAACGAGGAATGCCAATAGAACAAGTACAGAAGATGCTAGGGCATGAGAGCATTGAGACAACTACTATTTATGCACAATCAACCAATGACGAAGTTAAATTAGCCCATGAAAAATATATTATCTGATATAAACAGAATGCTTGGAATAACTGATAGTTATCAGGCTCCTGAAAAGATTATGAATATTCTAACAGGAGATGAAAAAGAGTGCATAAGAGTATTTAAGGAGTTTCTAAACTATTTCAAATGTGACATTAGCTACGACTGGTTTCATGAATACTTTGAAGATGAACATGCTGATAGGAAGAATAACAAGCAGGATTTTACTCCTAAATGTCTTTCAACTTTGGTTTCTAAGCTATTAGGTTCTGACACTGGCGTTACCTATGAGCCAACTGCCGGAACTGGCGGGATGCTTATCTCAAATTGGTACAATCACCGGAATGCTATCAGTTTTATTGATTATAAACCAAATGACCATCTGATAGTGTGTGGTGAGCTGTCTGATAAAACAGTACCTTTTCTTCTATTCAATTTATCTATTCGTGGAATATCCGGTATAGTATTCCACGGAGATACTTTGAGGAATGAGTATAAGGCAGTATATATATTAACTAATAGATTCAATTCCCCTTGTGATTTTTCAACAATCACCAAGTGGAAATAACCCTCAATACAAGAACAGTAATGAATAAAACTCAAAAGGAATTGTTAGCAAGGCTTATGGCTGTCACAAATAGTCTTGGAGGATCGCTTGACGGAACTGCGACCTGTGAACAAAAATATATTGATAGACAACATGCTCACATGCTCTCATACAAGGTCATATATGGTTTATTTGGCGATAATCCTAATAATCCATATCGTGAAGATGATATAAATAATGCCTATAAAGCTATTGAGGAAATGGAGAAACTGGAACAAAAGGTATATCCTGACCGGAGTGGCTTTTTGAAGGATGAAGAAAAATGATAACACTCAAAATAAAAATAGAAATGAGCGTTTTTGTAAAGCATTTCAGCAAGAAGGTACCCCACAGGTGGTACAGACATGGAAGAAAGGTGTTCCGGCTGACTCCTGAAAGCATGTTTGACAAGGAATCCCGGACTTTCCATTATGAATGTATCGAGAACAACTATAAAAGCGGGTGCTACATCATAGGGTTCAACCTTTATGATGACATGATCCCGATAACGGAGGATGAGTGGCGGAACGCTATGGAGAATTGCATAAACCCGTATTGATTATGAGTGAATATTCATTGAAAGAAAGAGTTCAGATGTTAACATCATCGCTTGTATATGGCGGTCCTATGACATTTGAGCAAATCAAGAAATTAGATTGGTTGAAAAATACATCTGAATACGGAATATTATTCTATCTCCGGGAAGCTGAAAGATATGAATGGATAAAAACTAAATGTTTCAGCGGTGGTAAGCCGAATATCTATTCGGCAACGGCTAAAGGCCGAAGAATGGCTGAAGCAAGAGATTAATATTCAAATACAGAGTAAATATGAGTGAAGTAGAATTAAAGAAGTTGTTTCAAATAGAGGATATATTATCACTTCCTAATGCGATTTTTAAAATAATCTTTGATAATGACGAAAGATTGCATCATATATATCGAGAGTTATTACAACTCAATACTCATGATCTTTCAAGAGATTGGTTTCAAGATATATATGAGGGTGAATTGGCTCAAAGAAACCAAAACAAGCAGGATTTTACTCCTAATGTAGTAGGAATACTACTATCAAGATTGACAGGGGTTTCCAAAGGGGTGATTTACGAACCTACTGCCGGGAATGGTTCCCTTATTATTTCTAACTGGTGGCATAGAGTTAAAACTTTAGGAACTGATTTCAAACCGTCTGAACACCCCGTTGAATGCTGGGAGTTGTCTGATAGGTCTATTCCGTTACTCTTGCTTAATTTATCGATACGTGGTATTAATGCAACTGTGTATCATGGTGATGTACTTGTAAAATCAATAAAAAGTGAATATCGCTTGCTGAACGTGAAAGATATTCCATTCGATTTTTCCATTATAGAAAAGATTAGTTATGATTGACGATAATTTTATAAAGAATCTGTACCAATACACTAGGAAAAGAATCAATTTCTTGTTTCCTGGCATTGATATTAATTACATGGATATCTCTCATTCCGTTATAGCTGACGAACGTTTTTCTATTGAAAATTGGCGGGATTTGGTTGATCGCCTGATTTACGATGAGGTTTCCTTTATAAAAAGAAACAACCGTTTTGCGGAAGCTGATTTAGCAATTAGAAATGCTCCTGAAAATATTTTATTATGTAATAAATGTGGGGAGTATGTACCTGAAAGCAAATTCTATTTAAGTACGAAAATTTGTAATTCATGTTATTATATTGAAAATCGGGAAAAAATACTGAAGAATAATAAGGCATATCGGATTCGTAACAGAGACAAATTACTTGCCCGTAGGAAAGAATTGCGAAATGCCAATATTGAACATTATAGAGAATTGGAGAGGGCTAGTTACAAGCGTAGATATAAGGTTAATAAGGAAAAAATATTAGAGAAAAATAGAAAATATCAATTAGCTCACAAAAGTGAAATACGTGAGTATATGAAAATGTATTATCAAAAAAATAAATCACAATGGAAACAGTAATAGCAAATCCGCCCTTTTCCGCCAAATGGAGTGCAGATGTCTCTTTTATGGATGATGAACGATTTAGTGAAGTTGGGAAATTAGCCCCTAAATCAAAAGCTGATTATGCTTTTGTCTTGGATATAGTCCATAAACTGGATGTAACAGGGATTGCGGCTATAGTTCTTCCTCATGGAGTTTTATTTCGTGGCGCTGCCGAAGGTGTTATTCGCAGGTTTCTTATTGAAGATAAAAACTGCATTGATGCTGTCATTGGGCTACCGGCCAATATATTCTATGGTACTAGTATTCCTACTTGTATCTTGGTAATAAAGAAATGTCGTAAAGAAGATGACAACATCCTTTTTATTGATGCAAGCAAAGATTTTGAAAAGCTTAAAAACAAGAACTCTTTGAGTGATGAACAAATAGACAAGATTGTACAGACGTTCCAAGAGCGTAAGGAAATTAAGAAATACAGTCATTGTGCCACATTGCAAGAGGTTATGGCTAATGATTTTAATCTTAACATACCGAGATACATAGATGTATTTGAGGAAGAAGAACCTATTGACATTAAGGCTGTTATGGATGAAATAAAAGAGCTGGAAGCCAAACGTGCCGAATTGGATAAGGAGATTGATGTTTATTTGCGAGAATTGAAACTGATTTAAATAACAAATTTATAAGATATGAAATTGGATGATGTGTACAAGGCTTGGATTTCTGTAAAGAAAAGGCAAGTCAAGACTAGTTCACTGGCATCGTACCAGCAGATATACGTGAAAAAGCTTTCTCCAATATTAGGATGTATGGAAGTTGGGGAATTGAGCAAAAAGGTTATTGTGCCATTCATGAACGATCTTATGGATAATTCGGGGTTGTCTGTGAAGTACTGCAATGATATTCTGATAGTTCTAAAAATGCTAATTCGGTTTGCTGACGAAGAGTTAGACCTTGAGGTACATAACATTACATGGAAGATGGTATGGCCTAGTAAAAATAAGATAGCTGCTCAAAAGCTGGAACGTTATTCTCCTGCTGAATATAAGAAAATCGTCGATTACGTGTTAGCGAATCCATCTCCACGTAATCTTGGAATTTTGCTAACGATATGTTCTGGTATGCGTATAGGGGAAGTATGTGCCTTACAATGGAAGGATATAGATTTAGATAAAAAGACTATTCATATTTGTAAAACCTTAGAACGCATATATATGCCAGGCGAGGATGGTACATTTAATAAAGCAAAAACCCATATTGAGATTGGGCCCCCGAAAACTTCAAATTCTGATAGGTATATTCCTATCTTAAAGAACATTTTTCCTTTGGTGAAGAAGTTTTCTGCTGTGTGTAATCCCGATTATTATGTGTGTACTTGTGGTGAGCAATATACAGAACCTCGGACTTTGCGGAATTATTATGAGAAATTTATTCTTGAAAAGGTAAAACTAGACCACTGTATCAAGTATCATGGATTAAGGCACACCTTTGCCACGACTCTTATAGAGAATAAAATTGATGTCAAAACTGTATCTACTATTCTTGGTCATTCAGATGTAGGTACCACTTTGAATATTTATGTTCATCCATCAGAGGAAGCTAAAACCGATGCTGTTAATTCAGGATTAAGGAGAATTTTTAAATAGCCCCAAATAAGCGATGAATATTGGAATATTAGCAGTCGATAGCAATTATCCTAATCTAGCTTTGATGAAGATAAGTAGCTATCACAAGGCAAGAGGTGATAATGTAGAATGGTATAATCCCCTTTGTTCTTATGATAAGGTTTACATTGCAAAAGTATTTAGCTTTACGCCGGATTACGGCTATTACATCAATGCCGATCAAGTTGAGAAAGGCGGTACTGGGTATGACATAAAAAAGGTTCTTTTGCCAGAGATTGATAGAATGATTCCTGATTACGATCTGTATAATGTTGATAAGAATTTGGCTTATGGCTTTTTGACAAGGGGCTGTCCTAATCGTTGTAAATGGTGTGTTGTACCTGCCAAAGAAGGAAACATCACTACTTACATGGATATTGCGGATGTATCTGCTGGGCGAAAAAATGTGATTCTCATGGATAACAATATACTTGCATCCAACTACGGTTTGCAGCAGATTGAAAAGATTGTCTCCATGGGCGTACGAGTTGATTTCAATCAGGGGTTAGACGCTCGGTTAGTAACAGAGGATGTTGCAAAATTGTTGGCAAAAGTCAAATGGATAAAACGTATTCGGTTTGGGTGCGATACACCGGGGCAAATTGCAGAGTGTGAGCGTGCTACAGCGTTGATTGATAAATATGGCTATAAGGGTGAATACTTCTTCTACTGTATTTTATTGAATGACTTCAAGGAAGCATTTACCCGAGTAAATCATTGGAGAGTGAAAGGCGGTCGGTTCTTACCGCATTGCCAGCCTTATAGGGATTTGAATAATCCACGTCAAATTATTCCTCAATGGCAAAAGGATTTAGCCGGATGGGCTGATAAGAAGTGGGTGTTTAGAAGCTGTGAATTTAAAGACTTTACTCCTAGAAAGGGTTTTAAGTGTAGGGAGTATTTTCAAAAATAAGATTTAATCTTTAGGATTTTATGTTGAACCTAGGTGTGTCTTTAAACAAGATGCACCTTTAGTTTTTGTGATGATGAGAAAAATGATTGTAACCGGCAGTGAGGGATTTATTGGTAAAGCCCTTTGCCGAGAATTAGCTAAAAGGGATGTCGAAGTCATAGGACTTGATCGAAAGTCTGGTATTGAAGCCACAAAAGTATGTGAGCTCCTGAAAAATGGGGGTATTGATTGTGTGTTTCATTTAGCGGCGCAAACTAGTGTGTTTAATGGAAACCTGGAACAAATCAGGAAGGATAACATTGATACTTTCATGCGAGTAGCTGATGCATGTAACCAGTATCATGTGAAGTTAGTATACGCCAGTTCGTCAACGGCGAATCCGGAGAATACCACTTCCATGTATGGAATAAGCAAGTATTTCGATGAACAGTATGCATCTATCTATTGTAAGGCTGCGACCGGGTGCCGGCTGCATAATGTATATGGACCTAATCCGCGAAAAAGAACTCTTCTCTGGTTCCTGATAGAAAAGGAAAACGTGTCTTTATACAATTGTGGTCAGAATATCCGGTGCTTCACTTACATAGATGATGTCGTCGAAGGGCTTATTTATGCGGTGGGCTGTAACCGGCAGCTTATCAATATTTGTAACGTCCAACCTGTGACTACTATGTATTTTGCTTCTTTAGTAAAATACTACAAACCGCTTGAAATTGAGCTAATTAATGAAAAACGGGATTTTGACAATTTAGAGCAGTCGGTGAACCGGGATATCTATTTAGTACCTTTGTCTTATACATCTGTCGAGGATGGAGTAAAGAAGATTTTTGATGAAAAGAAAGGGAAAGATATGTCGTATTGATGACTGGGATAAGCCGGAAGCGGTGAAATGTAAGAGCTGGTCTCATCAGGAACGGTTATGTGATCTGAAAGAAAAGGTATCACTTCATAAAAAGGGTGATATCTATTACATCTCCCAGTTCACTCGTTCCAAGACTGGTACCAGCTTTTCAGAAATTAAACAGTCGGAGGAACTTGCATCATTCTTTGCAGAGAGAGCGTGTGAGTTTCTCCACCGCTTCATAGTAGGGGGATATGAAGGATGGTGTATAGTCACCACACCGCGACGGAGACACAACGAGGGCTTTCATTTTTCAACCTCTATCTGTACGAAAATTGCGGGGGCGGTGAAAATACCATTCTATGAGAATGCAATTCAGTGCCTAACTAAAGATAGATTGAATCCGGAATTCTTTCTTCTTCGTCCGATAAAGGAAAAGAAGATAATAGTGTACGATGACATATTAACAACTGGCAGCACACTGCTTGCCACCTATGAGCTTTTAAAGGATAGAGAGCAGCTTCTTTTTCTCGTAGGAATAAATAACAATTGATATGGGAAAGCAAGAGAAACCATTAACATTCAAGCAAGAGAAATTCTGTAAATACTACGTTGATACAGAAGGTAATGCTAGTGAAGCATATAGGATGTCTTATGATGCGTCAAAGATGAAACCTGAAACGATTTGGAGTGCTGCTAGCAGATTGTTAGCCAATAGCAAGGTTAGTGCAAGGATAAGTGAGATTAAGCAACAGAGGGCGAAAGAGACTGAAGTAGAGAGGAAAACGGTCGAAAAGGTATTAATGGATATTGTACTCGCTGATCCCGATGATTTACATTATGTAGACCCTGTTACCGGGAAAACAAAGATGAGAAGTCCGTCCCAACTTCCAAAGCGTGCCCGTAATGCGTTGAAGAAGATTCAGAATAATAGAGGAGTGGTTAATTATGAGTTCAACGGCAAGACAGAAGCCGCCCGGATTCTTGGTGCCTGGAATGGATGGGAAGCCGATAAGAATGTCAACATCAAAGGTGGAGACGGAAATAAAGTCGGTGAACTTCGTATCGGATTTGAAGATAATGAGGATTCGGAAGAATAGAACAATTTGAACTGCAAAATCCAGTATTCACCCTACGGAGAAACCTTACTTTTAGAACAATATGGTTATAAATTATAAGAAGCTAAATCCTAACGGATTCTATCTATTGAAGTACTTGAATGATGAGACTATCCGTTTTATCATTCTCTATGGAGGTTCATCTTCCGGTAAGTCGTATAGTGTGGCACAAACAATACTGATACAGACATTACAGGATGGTGAGAACACTCTTGTCATGCGTAAAGTAGGAGCTTCTATTCTCAAAACCATTTATGAAGATTATAAAGTCGCTGCGGCCGGTCTTGGCATATCCCATTTGTTCAAGTTCCAACAGAATACTATTAAGTGTCTGGTTAATGGTGCGAAGATAGATTTTTCCGGTCTTGACGATCCGGAAAAGATAAAAGGTATCTCCAATTATAAGCGTGTTCAGTTAGAGGAATGGTCAGAGTTCGAGCATCCGGATTTCAAGCAGCTACGTAAGCGTTTGCGTGGTAAGAAAGGGCAGCAAATTATTTGTACCTTTAATCCGATCAGTGAAAGCCACTGGATAAAGAAAGAGTTCATTGATAAAGACAAATGGCATGATGTACCGATGACGGTTACCATTGCCGGCAAAGAGTTGCCGAAAGAACTTACCAAGGTCAAATCCGTAAAGAAGAATGCACCCAGGCAAATACTTAATCTTCGTACTAAGCAAATCGAGGAACAGGCACCTAATACAGTTATTATCCAATCTACCTATTTGAATAATTTTTGGGTGGTCGGTAGTCCTGACGGTACGTATGGTTTCTATGATGAGCAATGTGTTGCCGACTTTGAGTATGATAGAGTCCACGATCCGGATTATTACAATGTGTACGCATTGGGAGAGTGGGGTGTTATTCGTACCGGTAGCGAGTTCTTCGGTTCGTTCAACCGTGGCAAACATTCCGGTGAACATAAATATATCCCGGACCTGCCTATTCATATATCAGTAGATAATAACGTACTGCCATATATCAGTGTGTCGTACTGGCAAGTAGATTTCACTACCGGTATCAAGGTTTGGCAGTTCCATGAGACATGCGCCGAAAATCCTAACAATACAGTAAAGAAGTCCTCTAAACTTGTAGCCAAGTATCTGAAAGATATCAGGTATAGTGATAAAGTCTACCTACACGGGGATGCCTCAACAAAGGTGGCCAATAGCATTGATGATGAAAAACGTTCTTGGATGGACTTATTCATAGATACATTGCAGAAAGAAGGATTCGAGATTGAGGATAAGGTAGGCAATAAGAATCCGAGTGTTGCCATGACCGGTGAGTTTATCAATGCTATCTTTGATTGTACTGTTCCCGGTATAGAGATATACATTGACGAATCATGTTCGGTATCTATTGAGGACTACATGAGCGTACAGAAAGATGCTAACGGTGCCATTCTTAAAACTAAGGTCAAGAATAAAACTACCTTGCAGACTTATGAGGAGCACGGGCACCTGTCTGATACGTTCCGATATATCGTTGTGGATTTGTGTAGTGAGCAGTATATAGAGTTTAGTAACCGGCGAAAAAGAAACTTGTATGCTTGTAATGGCACTATTAATTTCTTCAATCCAGATACCGAATGTAAATACACTAAGAAGATTCTATATGTGATGCCGAATGTTAATGGGAAATTTGTCCTTATACAAGCGTTTAGATGTGGAAATAAATGGCATGTTGTTGATGTCGTATTTATGGATACTACTTCAACAGAAGATATACGTTCTTCTATTTTGTCCCATGAATCTGATTCATGTGTAATTGAATGTACAGATGCTTATTTCCCTTTTATCCGGGAACTCCGTTCTAGTACAAACAAGGAGATTCGTGTAATGAAAGAGTTTCCGGATGTAGATAAGCGTATTGCTGCAACATCTGATTATGTGAAAAATAGTATTCTTTTTTCTGCATCAAAAGTAGAATCTGATACGGAATATGTTGCCTTCATGAATAATCTGATGGACTATAATAAAGATAGTGAAACAAAAGAGGCCAGTGCTGTTTTGAGTGGGCTAGTACAGTTCGTTGTAAAATTAGGTTTGAATTGAAATGTGTTATATGTGATTGAAAATAAGAATGTTATATTGTTGGTATTATGTTTTCGTAATTTCAAGATTTTAGTGTTTTGGAAAACGGTTTTCCTTTTTACTTAGTTTTGCTCAAAAAGGAACCCAATGAATATTTTTTTTGATAATCTATTTGGAAAGAAATCTAAGACTAAAGGTGAAGTTGAAATAGTTACTTCATCTGAAAATAAGGATATAGATACTCAAAGTGGCAAGACTGAAAAATGGTCAGTTGCATACATTGAGGACCTTACTAGTCCTATTGTAGCGGGCAGTAACTATCTAACGCTATTCAGTACGATACCTGAAGTCTTTTTCCCGATCGATTATATTGCATCGCGAATTGCAGGTGCTAATTTTCAATTGAAGAAAACTAAGGATGACAGTATAGTATGGGCGAATAAACGAATGAATGGCATACTTAGTCGTCCTAATTGTTTGATGCGTTGGAAAGAATTGATTTATCAGCACCATATTTATAAATTGTGTACAGGGAATAGCTTTATTCGTGCCGCTATGCCTGATGTCTTTTCTACAGCTGAAAAATGGAGATATTGCGATAATTATTGGGTGCTACCTTCTGATAAGACTATTGTAGAACCTGTTTACGGGAATATGCCATTGTTTGGCATTGCCCAAACAGAAGATATTATTCGTAGCTATCGTTTGGAGTATGGTTGGAATGGTAGTTTGGAAATTCCTCCATACCAAATATGGCATGATAGAGACGGAAGTGCAGAGTTCTATTCAGGGGCTATGTTCTTGAAGTCCAAAAGTCGTCTTGCTTCCCAAAATAAGCCAATGTCAAATCTAATAGCTGTATATGAAGCTAGAAATGTGATTTATGTAAAGCGGGGTGGATTGGGCTTTATTGTAAGTAAGAAAACTGATGCTACCGGTTCAATAGCGTTGACTGACGATGAAAAGGAACAGCTTTTGAAGCAAAATTTTGAGAAGTATGGTGTAAGGAAGGGCCAGGTACCTTATGGTATTTCAGATGCAGACATTGACTTTGTTCGTACTAATCTTTCTATTGCAGAGTTACAGCCGTTTGAAGAGACTTTGGCTGATGCAATAAATATTGCAGGGGCATACGGCATCCCTGCCGTTCTTGTTCCGCGAAAAGACCAGTCCACATTTAGCAATCAGGCTACTGCTGAAAAGAGCGTATATTGTTCAACTGTTATTCCTATGGCCAAACAATTCTGCAAGGATTTTACAGCTTTCCTTGGTCTTGAAGGAGGTGGATATTATTTGGATTGTGATTTCTCTGATGTTGATTGTTTGCAGGAAGGATTGAAAGAATCCGAGGACGTAAAGACAAATATAAATAAACGTTGTCGTGAACAATTCTCATGTGGGCTTATAACACTCAATGACTGGCGTGCCCAAATAGGCGAAAGTATGATAGAAAATCCCTTGTTTGACAAATTGAAATTTGATATGTCAGATGAGGAACTGGATAAAGTAAATCGAGTTTTTAACACTAAAAGTGGAGATGAAAAAGATGGAAGAGAAAATCAAAAGCCTTCAGTACAAGACAAAGGCAAATGATGTTGATGAGAAGGGTATCGTTACCGTTGCGGTGAACGGTATCGGTGTGAAGGACTCACAAAATGACATATCTATGCCCGGCTCATTCAATAAGACATTGAAAGAAAATATTGGTCGGATGCGTTGGTTCCTGAATCATCGTACAGACCAGTTGTTAGGTGTTCCGTTGAATGGTAAGGAAACAGAAGGTAATTTGGTTATGGTCGGTCAGTTAAATCTTGAAAAACAGATTGGCCGTGATACGTTAGCTGATTATAAACTGTTTGCAGAGAATGGCAGAACACTTGAACATTCTATTGGGGTCAAGGCCATTAAAAGAGATTCTGTTGATCCCTGTAAAGTGCTTGAATGGCGTATGATGGAATATTCAACATTGACAAGTTGGGGGAGTAATCCCCAGACTTTCCTTGTGAATATTAAGTCTGCTACTGCCGACCAGGTAAAGGAGGCTGTTGATTTCGTTCGTAAAGCGTTCTTGCAGCATGGATATAGTGATGAGCGTTTAAAAGGTTACGATATGGAATTAAGTTTATTACTGAAGAGCCTCAACGGTGGTGCCGTTGTCTCATGTCCTCATTGTGGTCATCAATTTGATTATGATGCAGAAACGGAGCATACCTTTGCCCAGCAGGTATTGGACTATGCTGCTGATTATCAGAGATGGATAACACAGGACATTGTAAGGGAAGAAATGGAGAAGCTCACTCCGGAGATTAGAACCCAAGTAATTTCTCTTATTGATTCTGTCAAATCAGAAAAGAAAGAATCTACTCAAAAGGGTCTACAAGACCTTATGAATTATGTAAGATGTCCCCACTGTTGGGGAAAAGTATATCGTTCGAATGCTATTCTGCAAAACACTTCTGAAGATACCACCGGAAAAAATGAGCCGTCTGTTGACACTCAAGAAAAGAATGACGGGGAAAATGGGAACGATGAAGTAACGATTAAAGCCGCTGATAATGGCACTTTACTCGATTTCAAGAGTTTGAATAGCTGTTTCGAGAATAAATAACTTAAAATTTAAATTTTATGCCTAAAAAATTTACAGTATCAGATTTTAATCTGAAAACAGACGGTCTGCCGGCAGAACAGAAAACTTTCATGGAAAACATCGTCGGCATGATGTGTGAAGTAGTTAACAAGTCACTTGAAGGATTTGCATCACCGGAGGAGGTAACGAAACAGTTTGGTGACATCAATAATCTATTGAAAGCCTATGATGGAGAAAAGTTCCAGCAATTGGTAAAGGACAACGAGCAACTTGTAGAACAAGTTAAAACTCTTGGTGAAAGTATCGAGAAAATGAAGCAGAAAGGTCTTTCTATGGATACTATCAACAAGTTCGACGAGAAATTGAACGAGATGCTTGATTCTGAAAAATTCAGAGATTTCGCAGAAGGAAAAACACGCAAATCAGGAGAATTTGACGGCTTCTCCTTGAAAGATGTCGTTTCCATGACTGACAATTACACCGGTGATTTGTTGATTACTCAACAACAGAAACGTGTTGTGACTCAGGTTGCCAACAAAAAGTTGCATATGCGTGATGTATTAACGACGCTGACAGCTGATCCTGCATATCCTCAACTCGCCTATGCGCAAGTATATGCTTTCAACCGCAATGCCCGTTTTGTAACAGAGAACGGTCGTTTACCGGAATCAAGTATCAAGGTAAAAGAGATACAGACAGGAACTAAGCGCCTTGGTACTCATATCCGTATCTCAAAACGTATGTTGAAATCAAGAGTGTACATTCGTTCCTACATCTTGAACATGCTTCCTGAAGCTGTTTGGATGGCAGAAGACTGGAACATTTTGTTTGGTGACGGTAATGGTGAGAATTTGCTTGGTATTATTAATAATACTGGGGTGACTTCTGTAGAGAAGATTATTAGTACAGCCATTGTTACAGGTGCCGCCGGTGCTGTAAAAGCTATTACCGGATATAACGGTGATAAGGATGTGATTGTAGAGTTTGCAGAACCACAGGATTTGATTCTTGATGGAATGAGTATCACGTTCGCTGGCGCCGCTGTTCTTACAGAACTGAACAAAACACACGCTCTTGTGAAAATGGAAGATGGTCGTATCCTTATTCCTGGTGTCGCGTTCTCCGGTGCTGAAACGGCTACGGATAAAATGACATTCAGTGTTCATGAAGCCGGCTTTAAGAACATTGAGGAACCCAACTCTGAAGATGTAGTGAAAACAGCTTTCGCCGCAATGACATATGCCCAGTATTTTCCGAATGCTATTATTCTTAATCCAATGACTGTTAACGGTATGGAATCAGAGAAAGATACGACAGGACGTAATCTTGGTATCGTTAAAATGGTTGATGGGGTGAAATATATTGCCGGTCGTCCGATTATCGAGTATGGTGGTATTCTTCCAGGTAAGTATCTTTTGGGTGACTTTAACCAAGCCGCAAATTTGGTTGATTATACCACTTTGACACTTGAATGGGCTGAAGATGTGGAGACCAAGCTTTGCAATGAGGTTGTGCTGATGGCACAAGAAGAAGTTATCTTCCCGATTTATATGCCGTGGGCTTTCGCTTATGGGGATTTGGCCGCATTGAAGACTGCAATAACTAAAGCGTAGGATTATGGATTACATACTTAGAGGTAACGATAAGGATGTAACCAATGTGCTTAAAGAGCAACGCATTCGGATTAATAGAGGGATGATTCAACTCATCCCTATTTCCGAATGTGGTCTTGTTACAGAAGAAGATGCCCGAAAGACATTGGAATGTATGCTTGCAGAGAAAAATGAAGAGATTGGCAGGCTTACTGCATCCATTGCAGAGAAAGATAAGACAATTGTTGAACTGACAGAAGAGCGTGAAACAATGAAAGCTCGCATTGCAGAACTTGAAGTACAGGTGCCTTCTGATGAAAAGAATCTTCCGGTTGCCGATTCAAAAGATTTGCAAGAGGAAGATGCCAAGGAGGTAATTGTTACAGATGATAAAGCCGTTTCCGTGGAAGATGAAAAGAAAACCGGGAAAGGCAAGACTTCTAAATAACTATCGCTATGTTGATTGATGTTTCATATTTTATGTCAGGTCCCAGGCATATTGAGAATGTTTCGGTCGCTGAAATGCCTTCGCCCCAATCTCTTGCTGTGAATGAGGTGATAAATGGGTATATTAAGGCATTTCAGCCCGAATTTCTCCGGAATGTTGTTGGTGTGACTCTTTCCCAAGCTATCACAGATTATTTGGAGCTTATTGAACGAGAAAAGGAAGATTCTTCAGATGAAGTTGATATTTCAGAAGAGAAGGAAGCCCCCCAGTCCGGATATGCAGTATTATGCGAGAAGCTGTGTGAACCGTTCGCTGACTATGTCTTTTATCATATTCTTCGTGACGCAAACACCCAGGCTACAATAACCGGGCTTGTTCGTTTGAAATGTGCTAATGAATATGTAGCTCCTTTGAAGAGACAAGTAAGCACATGGAATAGCATGGTAGAGAAGAATAAACAGTTTGTTGAATGGGCTATGTCGAATGATTGTCCTTTCGATGTGAAAATAACCAAGAATCTTTTGACCCCAATTAATGCTTTCAATTTATGATAGATTTAGATATAACAGAACTGTTTGAGGAGATTGTAAAGGAACTTCCAGAAGGGCTTGAAATCCTCTATCCAAATGGGAAAGGGGGAACTAAAGTTGTGAAATCCCCAAGGTTGAATTACATCTTCGGTAGCAGTCAATATATCAAAGATATTTTAGATGAATACAGTAAGTCTTCTGCCCAGTCTGAAAGGAAGTTTCCATTGGTTGCACTATTCACTCCAATTAGTGAGGATAGAGGTGACGCGGATTATTTTTCAAAAGCAAAGGTTTCGTTAATTATAGCATGTTCTTCTTGTAAAGAGTGGAGCAATGAGATGCGCAGAACCACATCTTTTAAAAATATCCTTCGGCCAATCTATAAACGTTTATTGGAAGTATTATATGAAGATTCTCGGTTCGACTGCGACTATGACGAAAAAGTGAAACATAGTTATTCAGAAAACTATTCATATGGCAGATACGGAGCCTATACAGATTCCGGTGAGGCTGTGAGCGAGCCGATTGATGCCATAAATATACGCTCGATGGAAATAAAAATTAATAATCTTAATTGTAGAAGAAAATGAGAAAGATTAGAACGTGTAAGGGTTCCCGGATGAACACTGGTAGTTCTGCTTGTAGCATTGACTGGAAAAAAGTCAAAGGTGCTATCTTGACAGAACATGGTGTCAAACTCCCTGCTGATATAACAGGTGAGAAGTTGCTCGAATTGTGCCATGCAGACCGTCCCGGGCGTATTTACCCTATTTTGCCATTCCTGGAGTATGCCAAGAATGGTGGAGAGCCCCAAGTTAATGCTGTAGGGTACGGTGCAAGTGAATACAACGGGCTTAGCGCTCAAACAGACACCTTCACTTTGAAGAAATTTGATGAGGTTTTAAATGCCCAGCTTCTGAAATGTGCCAATAAAGGATGGGACGTTTACTTTTGGAATCAGGATAATATGTTGATCGGTTATAATGATGACACTGATATCCTTGCCGGTATTCCGATGTCTACTGTTTACCCGACCGTGACACAGTACCCGACCAGTAGTGCTAAGTCTGCGATGACTGTTAGTTTTTCACATGAAGATGTGGAAGACAGCCAATTGCACTTTGACTACGTGCAGTTAGACTTCAATCCCAAGAATTTCGTTAAAGGCTTGGTTGATGTTGTGTTTCAAAAGTTGGAGGCCGAAAATACTTACAAAATAGTTGAAGTTGTTGGTGGTTATGACCGTACAGAAGAATTTGGCAGTCTTATTGCTGATGGTGCTGCTGAAGTTATGAATAACGTAACTTCTGCTACATATTCGGATGGTATCATTACCATTGTTCCTAAAGCCGGGGCGGTTCCTTCGTTGAAAGCTCCTTCTGTATTGTATGAAAAAGGAATCAGAGGTATCGAGCAGGTGTCATGAAGGTAGATAATGTTACGTTCGTCGAGGTTGCTGTGAAGGGCATGACGAAGGAAGAGTTTATTAATGCACACATTAAAGTCGTGTGGCAGGAACTGAAGGAAGCTGACCGCAAGAAGAAGCTCTCGGAAGTGTACGATGCGATAACTAAGTAACCGACGGGCTGGGGTGTGATTACAGCCCGGCCCGTTATATTTTTACTGTATGGCAGATTTTGATGAATTACATAGAGTTATTCATTCCATTGCATCCGGGTTTGAAGAGGAATGTATTAGGTGTATGGAAGAACATAAGAATGTGCTCGTTGATTGCATTCAGGAACAATTATATTCCGGTCTGGACGGTACTGAACATCTATTGAATCCCGATTATGATACTGACACCTATTTTAACGAGCCCGGACCCTGGCAGAACCGTGCGGAACAATATAAACGATGGAAAGAGAGGATAACTCCACCTCTTAGAAGTGAGATGCTTTATTTGCCACCGCGTCCAGTTGAGGTACCTAACCTCTTTATTACTGGTACTTTCTATGATAGTATAACTGCCGATAGAATTGATTCCGGGCTTCGATTCTCAACGAAAGGATTTACGGACGGTAGTTCTATTGAGAAGAAATACGGTGAGCAGATTTTAGGCATTGGTGATACAGCTAAAGAGTACTTTAATATTATGTATCTCCGTCCCTGGATGGAACGTTTCTTTTCAGAATGTGGATATCGGTAGAAAATGGCTTGTAGTTGCGAAATAAAAAAGATGCAGAGTGAACTGGAACGTATCAGTGATCTTGCAAAGAAAGCAGCTGTCTTGGATGGTTGCATGTATGTCGTTTATCAGAAAGAAGATGGTACCTATGCTTTTGATAAACTAGGAGTTGAGATAAAAGGAAAGATTGTTGAATATAGACATTACCTGTAATTATGGCAGATTTAAAATTAAAAGATTTCGTTGATGAGAGCGATTTGCAGAAATTGGTGGAGCTTGATAATACTATTGAGCGTGTGAGGGCTGATTATGCTAATGCGGCCAAAGAATTAGCAAAAGGTTTGAAACTAAATGTAGAAGGCGTTGCTGATCTTGAAAAGTTGAGTAATCTTTATAATACTCAAGCAAAAACGGCTGGTTCTGCATCTGCTGAATTAACCGAAGCTCTTAGAAAACAGTCTGAAATAACTCAAACTGTCAGTAAGAAGATAGAGGAAAAGCTAAATGTAGAGAAATTATCTGCTGCTGAACTGAAGAAACTAACCAAGGCAAACTCGGATAATGCTGCGTCCTTGGAAAAGGCTGCTAAAGCGGAAGCTAACTTGACAAAAGCGCAGAATGCCGGTAATACTACTCGTAAGAAAGCTGTTCTATCTGAAGAAGAACGTTTAAAACTTATCAGAACTGCTATTATCTTGACTAATCAAGAAGTACATAGCCGTTCACAAGCAAAGGAAATGAATAAGCAGCTGCAAAAGGCTGTTGATGTTTTGAAAGATACGGATGAAAACTATATTCGTACACTTGCCCGTCTTAATTCTACTATTGGAATCAACACTGATTACATAAAGCGAAATTCCGATCGATATAGTCAACAGAAAATGACTATTGGTGCATACCGGGAAGAAGTAAAGGCTGCATGGGTTGAGATACAGAACGGTAATAAGTCCATGCAGAATATGGGTATTGTTGCCCGGAATGCAGGAAGGATGCTTAAAACGGAGATGGCTCCTGGGCTAAACCAAGTTAGTGCAGGATTGAAAGGATGGGCTGCTGGATATATTGGTGCACAAGCTGTTGTTGGAGGGATTGTTAAGATGTTTACGCAACTGCGTGAAGGTGTTGGTTCCATTGTTGAATTTGAATTTGCTAATAGCAAACTTGCAGCGATTTTAGGTACGACGGCTGACAATATCAAAGAATTAACCACTGATGCGCGTCAATTAGGAGCAACAACGAAATATACAGCTGCACAAGCTACTGAACTACAAATAGAATTAGCCAAATTAGGTTTTACACGTCGTGAAATATTAGATTCGACAGGTGCCATATTACGATTCGCACAAGCAACTGGAGCTGAACTTTCGGATGCAGCCGCATTGTCTGGTGCTGCATTGAGAATGTTTAATGCTAGCACTAAAGAAACAGAACGTTATGTATCTGCTATGGCTGTTGCTACATCAAAGAGTGCCTTATCTTTTTCTTACTTAGCTACCGCCTTGCCTATTGTTGGTCCGGTTGCAAAGGCATTCAATTTCCAAATAGAAGATACTTTGGCATTGTTAGGAAAGCTTGCAGATGCAGGTTTTGATGCTTCAATGTCTGCAACAGCCACTCGTAATATTTTGTTGAATTTGGCTGATGGCAATGGCAAATTAGCTAAAGCACTTGGAGAACCTGTAAAAACATTGCCTGAGTTGGTTGCTGGCTTAAAGAAACTGAAAGAACAAGGTGTAGATTTGAATACAACTTTAGAATTAACAGATAAACGGAGTGTCGCCGCTTTCAATGCTTTTCTTACAGCTTCTGATAAAATTGTTCCATTGAGGGACCAAATTACAGGCGTGGATAAAAAACTAGCAGATATGGCAGATACCATGAGTAACAATGTTAAAGGTTCTATTGCGGGACTTTCTTCTGCGTGGGAAGCATTTATGTTATCCTTCTATGATTCCAAGGGTATAATGAAGGATGTCCTGGATTTTCTGGCAAGAGGGTTGAGGAATGTTGCTACACAGTTGAAGGGGTATTCTGAATTACAAGATGAAGCAGACAATAAGGCTGTTGCCTTTGCACAGAAAGAGATGATGAAATCTGATATTTTGGAGAAGAATGTTAGAAATATGCAGAGATTGTATAAAGAATATATAAATTCAGGAATGTCTGCTGATGAGGCGGCTAAAAAGGCTAAAGAAGATTATATTGAAACATTGAAGTCTCGTTTGGAATATGAAAATAGTGATTATCAATTAGCTATAGATAATCGTAAGAAATTGGAAGGAGAATTGAAAGACAGGGGATTCTTTACAATTCTGACCTCATGGAGACGCACAAATAATGTCATTAAAGATGAGATCGATGTTGCAACTAAAGCTGCTGCAGGTAAGAAGGCTATTTCATCAATAACAGAATTTCTTATTGAACAACTTGATACCATTGATTTGAAAGAGAATGGTGGTACAAAGGGGAATTCAGTAAAGGTACTTACTGATAAAGAAAAACGTGAACAGGAAAAAGCTCTCAAAGAGAAACTGAAAATTCATGAAACTTATCAGGAGTCTGAACTAGCTCTTATGGATGAGGGACTGGAGAAAGAACTTGCTAAAATTGGTGTTGCTTACTCGAAGAAGATTGCTGCCGTCAAGGGTAATAGCAAAGAGGAAATTGCTACACGTCAGAATTTAGCTAAGGAAATGCAGGAAAAGCTAGATGAGTTTACTATTAAGTATAATTCTGATCGTGAGAAGAAGGATGTTGAGAACGCTCTTGCTGTTGTAAAAAAGGGGTCCCAGGAAGAACTTGATTTGAAATTGCACCAGTTGGAATTGCAACGTGAAGCAGAAATTGATGCAGCAGAGAAAACAGGTGAAGATGTTTTTCTCATTGACGACAAATATGCAAAAAAGAAACAAGAACTTTACGAAAGACATGCATCCGATCAGGTGCAATTAATAGCAGAGAATGCAGCGCATGAGCAGGAAATCCGGGATGCTGCATATGTTATGGATACGCTTGCTCTTAAAAAACAGTTAGCTTCTAAGGAAATAACCCAGCAAGAGTATGCAGAACTTGAGTATCAGTTAAAATTAGATTATGTACGTAAAACAACCGAAGCTGCAATTGATGCGTTGGAGTTGGAACTTCGAAACGAAAATTTGAGTGCAGAGGATAGGGCAAAGATTGCAGAGCAGTTACAGAAATTGAAAGCGGACCTTTCCCAGCAAGAAGCAGAAGCGGAAATAGATGCTATCAATAAAGTTACTAAAGCGGATGAGAAAGCACAGAAAGAACGTCAGAAGAACTTGAAAAAATGGCTTCAAACTGCATCTCAAGCTGTGGGAGCTATTGGAAACTTAGTCTCTTCTATTTATGATGGTCAGATTCAGAAAATAGAAGAAGAGCGGGAAGCTAATGAGGAAAAGTATGATGAGGATATTGAACGAATTGAGAATCTGGCAGAGTCTGGAGCTATATCCGAAGAGGAAGCAGAAGCGCGTAAACGGGCAGCAAAGGATCAGACAGAAGCCAAGAATAAGGAGTTGGAAAAACAAAAGCAAGAGATTGCCCATAAACAAGCTGTTTGGCATAAGGGAGTACAAGTTGCAGAAACTGGAATTGCAACAGCTCGTGGTATTATGGAAGCTTTCCAGTTAGGTCCGATTGCCGGTGCTGTAATGGCTGCTGTTATTGGGGCGATGGGGGCTATGCAAGTAGCAACAATTCTTGCCACTCCTATTCCTTCTTATGCAGAAGGTACTAAAGGTAATGATAGGCATCCCGGCGGTGCTGCTTTGGTTGGTGATGCCGGTAAACATGAAGTTATCATGTATTCCGGAAAAGCATGGATTACTCCTGATACTCCAACTTTAGTTGATATTCCTAAAGGTGCGCAAGTCTTTCCTGATGTTGATAAGGTAGATATCTCTAATTTTGATATACCGGATTGGGACTTTCCCACATTTTCACCGACATATTTTGCATCTTCTTCCGGTGATACCATTGTTTTCAATGATTATTCCCGATTAGAAAAAAGGGTTGATAGAACAAATTTCCTTTTGATGAAGAGTCTTAAAATGCAGCGTCAGGATGCTTCTAACCGTGAATTTGAACTGTATAAGTTATCTAAACTGAAATAGTCATGATTGAAAGATTAAATCAGATAACATTGAATGATTTCATTGAGCTTTCTTGCGGAAACTATGCTTGTTTGCTTTCGGACTGCAAATCTATGTCAGAAAGCACGCTTAAAGAAATAGCGTCTAAATTACTTGTCGAATACAGAAGTATTGTTAATCCTTCAAATATGAAGGCTATGGTAATGGACAAAGAGGATATGCTGAAAGAACGTGCCAAACTATTGAGTCTTCGTATTTGTCAGGCTCTTGTTTCTCTTGGCTTTTATGATGATGTTCGTCAGGTATTGGGTCAACTAAATGTAGATACCCGAAATATGAGTGATGAACAAGTAATATCGAAGATTGATTATTTACTTCATTCTGCAATTTTTGAGCAAAAACGGAATGAGGAGAGACGCAGTGAGGAACATAAAGGAAGTAAGGCTACTCCTGAACAAATTCGTTCTTCTTTTGATGCAGAGATTGCTTTTCTAATGACATTCTTTAAAATGAGTATTGATTCCCGCGTAATTAATGCTGCTGTCTATGCGAATATCGTTCATCAAGCTGATGTTGAAATATCGATCAGAAAAAGAAGCACATGATAATATTGGTACTACATATATGCTGTAATTCGATTAATTTTTAATTAAAGCGAATTATTTCATACAGTCGTTTGTACATCTCCTTTAGAATCACAAACGACTTTTTTATGAATAGAAAAAACAGCATCCATTGTATAAATAGGCATTTATACAATGTTTTATTGTCAGAATTACGTACATTAGAGACGAAGTGTAATCGGATAACGGCAGAAGTGTCCGAGGTAAAAAAAATGATTGCCTTATTGCCCCCCGATGTAGGCACTCTTATTAGTTCAATCGAGCGTTCTGCTAAGGAAATGCACGAACAAAGTATCATGCACCGGAAATATGTGGAAAGGTGCATTAATGGCGAACCGAAGATACACCTAATAAGGAGGGCTGACAATGGACTTTGAAAAGGAATTATCAGAAATATATCCTTGGATATTAAAGGTGGCAAGAAAATTCTGCTGTTCCATGCAAGATGCTGAAGACTTAGCCGGTGATACAGTTTATAAGCTACTTGTGAATCGTGATAAATTTGATTGTTCTAAACCACTTCAACCGTGGTGCCTTATTATAATGAGGAATACTTATATAATAAGATACAATAGAAATTCCCTTATACATTTTACAGGGCTTGATATGGTAGACGGAAGTGCCATTTCTAACTGTACAGCTCATTCAATACTGTTTGATGATTTGGTTTCCACAATACAACGGTGTGCTAAAAAATCCCGTTGTATTGATAGTGTGATGTATTATGCTAGTGGGTATTCATATGATGAGATAAGTGAAATCCTGAATATTCCTGTCGGAACTGTAAGAAGTCGTATTTCTTCCGGACGAAAAATGATATGGCATGAATTATATAGCCGATTTTAATGACTGATATACATCTATTATTGTGAAATTTTATATTTTTGCTAAAAAGAATATGCTATGAAAAGAAGAATAAGTTTTTTAGAATACTTAAAACGAAATCCAATAATGGTCTCGTTTTGTTTGAGTACTGGTATTGTTGTGTCCTGTCTGGTGTTCTATTCTAGATATTTTAACGGACCGATTTCTACTGATATAGATGACTGGGCTGGATTTGCTACATTTTGTGGCTTTAGCCTATCATTAATTTCTATAATTTTTATTTTTATGACTTATAGAAGTCAACAGGAATTATCATCTATATTACAGTTTGAATCTTCTTTTTTTCAATGGCTTGAGATGCATAATTCTATATATAATGAGTGCAAGGCGGATATTGAAAAATATTATGATGAGGTTGTTTCTATCTTTATTTCAAATTCAAATGATTTAATGCCAGTAGAATTTGAGAGGGATTTAGATAATGGCAAAAGTCGACATTTAATGAGATATTATCGACATTTATATCAGTTGTATAAATATATTTATTTGAGTGAGGTTTTGACCTCAAATAAAAAAAAGAAGAAGTATTATGATATTATACAAGCTCAAATGGGAGATAAAGAATTGTTTGTTGTTTTATATCTTCTCCTTGGTGATAAACGTAAAACAGAGGAAAAGGCACTAAAGGGTATTTTGTATTATGAATTGTTAGATGAAGCCCATTTGTTTAAAAATATTTATTATCCTAAAGAATCTTCCAATTTTAAAGAATTTGAAAGACTGATGCGAAATGTCTTTGTTGAAACAAGAGATTCATTTTATTATCTAACAGATAACACGTGTGATATTTCACAGGGAGAAGAAAATCTATATTTAATAAAATAATTTGTATATAGCTTATAATTAGCAGATTATATTAGTTTTAGACAAAGCATGATTTTCAAGAATTTAGCCAATCGGGAAACCGGTTGGCTTTTTCTATATATTTGCTCGTGAACGTTCAAAAGGAGTTAAAATGCTTTGTAAATATGTACTTACCGTTGATAGTATTTCCTATGATATTCCCAAATCTTGTATTCAGAATTGGGATGAAATAAAGTTTTCCCGTAAACGCTCCGGACTTGAAGGAATAACTAGAACCTTTACTTCAAAATTCCAGTTTGTGGGAGAAGCCTATGATCTCATATTGGAGGAGTATTTGAGCAAATACCTAGCTTCTAATGCTAGTATCACTGTTTATACTATAACTAATTCTCATACTTATGAAGAATTCTTCAGTTGCCGACTGGATTTCGGTTCATTGACCTATGATGGAAATACTGTTTCTATTAATTCGATAGATGATAGTGTCGCTAATATCATAAAGGCTAACAAAGGAACGCAGTACGAATATTCGGTAGATGAGATAAAAGATACATATCAGCTTTATTATGATTCTGTAAGTATGAATTATAGTCAACCGCATACATTAGGTGGTAATACTGTAGAAAATGATGCTTCTTTGCAATATATCGTAATTGACAAAGGAATATATGTAGAAGCTATAACATATTCGCTTCCCTTATATATTTCTGGTGGTGAACTTCCGTCACGGGATTCACCTCTTGAGTTTTATGATGTACCACAGGAATCGAAAGATGATCCAAATGTATTTGTTAAAGCCTTGTCCGACATTGATATAGTATTGAATTTTAGTTTTGAATACTATATCAGTTATAGTGATGCGTATACAACTAAAGCTGAAATTGTTCTAGGTGGGCGTTACGAAGATGGTCGTTTAGTCGAGTTGAAAAGATGGGGGTATAATAAGGGGGATGTTACTCCAAGTAATCTGAATGAATCCATCAAGATTCATCTGACTAAAGGGCAGGCTTTATTTTTTGATTTGAATGTAACATTTAACAGAGTTAATGCTTCTACTGGCAATATTTATTTTCGTAATTTCAAATTTGAGACACGCTTTACTTCTCGAGCTAACCCTATCTATGTGGATGCAATAAGACCTATTGATGTGTTAAACCGATTGCTTAAAAGCATGAATGGTGGAAATGAAGGTATCTATGGTGAAATAGCTTCAGGTGTTGATGAAAGGTTAGATAATTGCGTGATATTAGCTGCTGAAAGTATCCGTGGAATCCCCCAAGCTAAGCTATATACTTCTTATACAAAGTTTAAAAACTGGATGGAAACAGTTTTTGGCTTTGTGCCTGTGATCAATGGTGTCACTGTTTTTTTTAAACACCGGGACAAATTGTTTAGTGATAACAATGTAAAGGATTTAAACAGCAGCTTTTCTAGTTTTGAGTATAAGGCTGATTCATCAAGAATATATTCTTTGGTTAGGGTAGGATATGATAAACAGGACTATGAAAGTATGAATGGTCGTGACGAATTCCGATTTACTACTGAATATACTACTGGCATTGATATAACTGATAATGTATTAGAGTTGATTAGCCCTTACCGTGCTGATGTTTATGGAATTGAATTCTTATCGCAAAAGAGAGGCCAAGATACAACGGATAGTGAAAGTGACAATGATGTGTTTTTTGTTTGTGCCAGTACTACATTACATGATAATGGCGGAGTACAAACATATAAAGAGTATAGGCTTATAAGGAGCGGTTGGGAAATAAGTGGTGTACTTGATCCTGAAACGATGTTTAATACCATGTATTGGCAAGGAGGCATATTGCAAGCAAATGCCGGCTATATTGGTATGTTTACTAAAAAACTATCTTATTCTTCTTCTGACGGTAATAGTGATGTTGTTGTCAATGGTATAGGAATGAAAGATGATTTTAACGTTGAAAGTGGTATTATAACTTGTGGAGATGTTTCATTCACAACTTATAATGAAGATATTCCACCAACAGATGATGAAACGATTAAAATCTTAAAAGATGATCTAGTTTACGAGGGCTACATCAAAGAGGTGAGTAGTACAGTTGAGAGAAACGAGGGAGTGAAGTATGATTTATTTGTCCGTTCAATAACAAAAGCCTAGAAATATGATTATAAGCCCGTTTACCCCACTGTTTTTTTCTCCGTCTACCGATAAATTTGGAGCGAAGAGTAAATATGTGCAATTATTCGCACGTACAGACAGGATTTTTGTTGAATTGATTTTGACAGCCAAAGAGCAGGAGCCTATAGTTTACATTAATAATCTTTTAAGTAATATATCTACACCTGTATCATTAAGCTCATGGAAGATGAATGATGATAAGATTCTTTATTTCTATAACATTTCATTGCTTCCATGTGGATACTATACTGTAACAGTTAATGGGAATACGAGTGAGATTTTTAAAGTTACGGACGATGAATGTGAGTTATCAGAAACCAGCCTTATTCAGTATTCAATGAAAGATAATAAGCAGCGTCTTGATGCTGTCTGGTGGATAGATGGGATGCAATACTTTTTTGATTTTCGCGTTCCTGGTGGTTTCAAAGATAACGGATGGACGTTCGGTGTGGATAATGAGCAGTTCGTGACTTCTGATGAGGATATTGTTGAGCTATTCAGCCACGAATATACAACTATATTATTCACGCTTGGAAATGGGATGGGATGCCCTGTATGGTTTGCTGAATTATTGAATCGTGTCTTATGCTGTAATTACGTCTACTTTGATGGTATTCGATATGCAAGAAAGGAAAGTAATGTTCCGGAACTTAACCAGCAAATCGAAGGATTGAAGAGTTTTGTATTCAATCAAATGTTACAGAGGGTAAAAACGATTAATCCTGTTTTGGAGTGGAACAACCAAATGTCTATAAGAAGAATTCAAAATGATACTTATAGGATAACATCTGACAGTGGAGAGTTGAGGAGCATAAAGTCTGGTGGTGAAGCTGTAGAAGAATATACGTCAGTAATCACCGGTAAGTTGTATGTGCATTATCAGAAGATTATGACTAGTCTTTTTACATCTCATAATTATAGTTGTAAAGTGATTTTGGATAAACCGGCTAATAGTGGGGTGACGTTCATGATACCTTTTAATCTCACAAGCGCTGGTGTCGTAACTTCGGAAGTTAATCAGATTACAGTTGTCTTGGGAGGTTATTCGAATGAAGTTCAATTTTCTCAAAAGGGAAGTTCATACGATATTGATTTATTATCAGGAGGTATATTAGAGTTCTTGAAAGGAACTGATGATAGGACTTATTATGAGGTGACTTGGGACGGTGAATTTGTTGATACGTTACCTGTTGCTTCTGATGAAGTTTCTGATCCGTCATCAAATTAA